ATCTAGCACTGGTGCTAGAGCATTATGGAGTTAATGTTCTTGATCGGCATGGCTGGACGCCATGCAAGTGCGTGGTGCATGATGATAGCCACGCCAGTGCTGCTTATAACTTAGAGAAACAAGCCTACAACTGCCTAGTATGCAACCTACTGGGCGATGTATATGATGTGGTTGCCGCTAAAGAGGGAGTAGATTTTAGCCATGCTAAGCAAATCGCAGAAAGAATTACTAACGGAAACAGCCGAAAGGTACGCACAGTCACTCACGCCACTGGCTCAGTCCTACCTGTCCGCACGGGGAATAACTCAGGAAGTGGCAAGTACCTTCCTTCTTGGAAGCGTCGTGGAGCCTAGTGCAGGGCATGAGCATGCTGAAGGTCGCATATCTATTCCTTACATTACCCCTACTGGTGTCGTGGGTATTAAATTCCGTGCGCTGGATCAGGAAACAAAACCGAAATACATTTACCCAACTGGGCAGAAAGTGGGGCTGTTCAATGTACCTGATCTGCATAGAATTAGCGATACTATTGCCATTTGCGAGGGGGAGATTGACACGATTATATTATCGGGTCTGGCTGGCATACCAGCAGTCGGTGTCGCAGGAGTGTCGCAGTGGAAGAATCACTTTCCACGACTTTTCGAATCTTATTCTCGCATCTTCATTTTCGCCGACAATGATGTTAAAGAGGATGGACGTAATCCTGGGCAGGAACTTGCGAAGCGGATCAAGGAAGATCTGGATAAGGCCGAAGTAGTCCATTTGCCACCGAATCAGGACGTGAATGATGTATACTTAGAGCATGGTGCAGACTGGTTCTTGGAAAAGGTGAACGCGTGAAGCGTCCCGTTACCCTGCGCGTTGGGGGCATAAAGTACAAGATTAAATATAATCTTGAAGATGAAGATGCAATGGGTGAGACTGACTCAACCACCAGCATTATCAACCTACGCGAAGGTTTGCCTGAAGATAAGTTGATCCGTGTATTGATGCATGAAATTACTCATGCTGTTATTTTTGAAACACCATTCTCTACACGCAAGCGCTTTGATCTTGAAGAAGTATGTGACATTGTGGGTTGGCATATTGTAGACGCATTACGCACCAACCCTGATGTTACTCAGTATATTTTGCGTGAGATGGAAGAAGAGGCTGATGAGTAATGCGGCAACTCTTGTTATTGAAATTCTTATTGGCGTTTTTGCTATCTTGGTAATTAAACAATGAGTAAATTTGTTGGTGGCATATCCGATGGGGCATTAGTGCCAGAGCAGTTCTGGATTTTAGATACGATTGATATTGAGCAGCGGTTAGACACTGGTGATAAAATTGTCTACCACTATATTGTTAATGATAATGACCATAACTGGCACTTGAAAGGTGAAGAATATGTCTGCGAAGAATAAGTTCAGCGATGATATGTGGAAGATCTTTGATGATGCTGGTAACTTGCTATTACAAAAGCACCATGATTATGGTCCGAAGAACATTGCACAAAGTCCTGGCGGTGCGCTCAATGGTTTGCGTGTACGCATGTGGGATAAGACAGCACGCATTAACCATTTAATTGACAGTGGTGCAACGCCAGAGAATGAATCGTTACGCGATTCATTTCTCGATCTACTTAATTACAGTGCCATTGCCATGATGGTATTGGATGGCAATTGGCCCAATGACTGATGAAGAATTGCACAAGATAAAGGACAAGATCGAGAATGCTAAAACGAATGTGCCGAAAGATCGTGGGGACTATGAGTGGATGGATGGTTTTAATCACGGTCTTGATTGGGCTTTACGCATACTCTCGAAAGATAAGTCAGCGTATTAAGGATGGCGAATGACTATTCAAGTTAATCTATCTGCAGGTGATGTAGCCTGGGCTATGACTGAAGGTGTAGCACGGTATAACTTAAACCGTGCAATGGGCAATGCGAATCTTCGTGGTGCTGCACCGACATGGGTAGAGCAGTTGGCACATGAAGTATCAGGGTGCTTGGGTGAAATTGCTGTAGGTCGTTGGCTTGATAAGTTTCCTTTTTCATTATTTTCCGATCGTAAAGATGGCGACGTTGGACCGTTTGAAGTGCGTACCACTGCTTACAGCACAGGTAAGTTGCTTCTCTCAGGTCAGGATAACCCAGAGCGTAAGTATGTTCTGGTGACATTGCCACACCATTACACAGCCATCATTCATGGCTGGATGTATGGATATGAAGTACAACAACCCGAACACTGGAACACGTCCATGCGTGTTCCGTGTTATTCCATTGAGCAGTCACACTTGAAAGATCCTAGGTCGCTACTGAATGAATAAATGGTTTGAAGAAGCAAGTGATATTGCTACATGGGCAGCGCGCGTTACCCATCGCAAATATCATACATACTTTGATGTGAGCGACGTGAAGAATGAATTGATTGTCTGGATCTTAAACCATGAGAAGAAGATCAAGTCATGGATAGATGTTGAGGATAAAGAAGATCATAAGCAGGGCAGTAAGCAACTAGGTAAGACGTTGCGTCGTCAGGCAGATAAGTATTGCCGACGTACCAAAGCCCAAATGACGGGCTATCACCTAGAGGATGAGGCTTACTATCCACCTGTTGCTTTGCCACGCTTATTACCTTTTATCTGGGGCGATGTAGAGCAGATACAACAGGCTACTGAAGGTCAGCGTGTGAGTGGTGGGTCATCCCCTGCTGAGGGTGGCAACATGATCGTGACTTTATTTGATTTGCGTATTGCTGTAGATAAGTTAGATCCACAGGATCAACTATTGCTACAGATGAAATACTTTGAGGAATTAACCTTTGCCGAGATAGCAACAATACTGGGTGTGTCTGATACAACAGCACACCGTAAGCATGATGGTGCGCTCAGGCGCATATCTGAATCGCTCGGTGGGGAAAATCCGTTTACCAGAAAGGAGATAGAAGAGCATGAATTGGATTAAAACAAAACTATTTAATCTAGGTTTGCGTTTGATTATTCGCTTTGAAGATTATGGCGTGTACGATGTTGATCTGGAAGATCTGCTAGAAGATTGTATCTGTGATGATTGTCAGGATAGTGACTAATGCCTAATGTAGATTATCGCTGTAGTATTTGTAATGCAATGTTTGAAATATCTAGATCGGTGGATGAAGAATCACCTGCACCGATCTGTTGTGGTATGAGCATGAACCGTATCTGGACTGCAGTACCGATTAAGTTTAACGGCGGTGGGTTTTATTCCACTGGTGGTTAAAAGCGTTGGCAAGGGGAAGGCTGACAAAACAAAAGATCCGCTGAGATTTATCAGCGGATCTTTTTCGTTCCTTGAAAGGACGGGAGAGAGAGTATCCCGTCTTTCTTAATGTATCACAGTCAGTTGTGCGATTGCACCTTTTGATGTGATGTTCCCACCAGGCGAGACGATCTTGCCACTGCTTAACGCCTTTTCAGCCTGGTTACGAGTGGTAAATATACCATAGGACTGGAACAAAGTCATGTCACCATCGGTGTGCATGACTGATACGACGTAGTTGGTACGTTCTGCGATCATTTGTTCCGCTGCTTCAAAGGCTGCACGGGCAGCCTCTTCCGCTGTGTCATAGTCACGCTCTAGTACTTCGGTCATCTTGCGTACTTCAGTTGGGCGTGCGGTCATATCAATTCCTTCATAGCCTTGTTCAGTTCATCTACACGTTCGCGTAGCGATAAGTAGCCATACACTTCACGATTATCAAAGTACTGTGGTATACCTAGTTTGCGTAGGGTGCGTGAGAAGATGACATACTCATAATCTTCTGTGTTATCAACGTAAGCAACGCGTGGCAGTACATCCTTGCGGATGAGATAGGTACAGTGAACCACATCCGAGACGATTAAACCTGTAATTTCCTGGCGCACAACTTGGTAATAACGCATATCATCTAGGTAATAGCCATTAACATTAGCCAATAGATGCAGGTTTGAGTAGGCTGGCTGCTCTTCATCCACACATTTAAGGAATGGTGCTACCACAGGTAAATTGGTAGCCACCAGTTTGCGTAGCGTGTCAGGCTTAATAAAGTTATCCACATCCACAACAAAGTAATAGTCCGCGTTGATCCATATTGCATGGTTTACTGATCCTTCGCGTATTTCACCAAGGATCTTAAAGCGCGTAGCGTTCCATTCATGTACACCATACTGCTCAATGTTCTGGTTCACATCACTTAAATCTATGTGCGCTGAGTGATACTGTTGCAGGTTCTTGTCAAGCCATTCAGTAAGAATGGCGTTGGTGTTGTCGGTTGAGTTATTCGCACGCACATATAGGGCGATACGATCCTTGGGATAATCCCACTGGCTTAATGATTCAAGCCATGATGGGAGCATAGATTCTTTTTGCTTGGCTAAGATAGCCACACAGATCAGTGGTTCGCTCATTTCATTCGCTGCCTTTCTTCTGGCGTGGTGTTGCCGAGAATTGCGTATGTATCGTTCATAATCAGTGCCTCTTCAAGGCACTTAGCCTGTACAGGGCAGACACGGCAGTAGTTCTTAGCCTTATAGATATGCGCTTGTTTGCTTGGTCCGCGCATACTATCGGGGATATAGAAAACTTCTACATCTACACCAAGGCACGCGGCCTTATCGTGCCATGACATATCACGCCATTCAAAGGACATATTAAATTTGACTGTACCCTCGGTGGTCATACTTCACCATCCTGAGTATATCCACAGGCAGGACATTCGACATTATAGTAAGTTCCATCGGGAAATACTTCTGCTTCAACTTCAAATTCATAATCTTCATTACCGTGCGCTTCATCATTCTTGCATAAGTGAACCACTGTTTGATTCGTGGTTGTATAGAATGCGCCATCTTTACCTGACATTAGTAGTATCCTCTCTCATGTTCGTTGCGCAAGGCTGCGCACGCGTTGTTGTTCCAGTGGTGCATGATATATCTAAGTCCCCATTGTATCTGAGCATAGGGATTTGTTCGCCAATCTTTACTCTGAATTGCCATCTTTTTTGCTGGTAGTGCTTGCGGAATACCGTAAGCACGACCGAGTGTAGTCATGCTACCCGTTGCCTTAAAGTTCCAGTGACTTTCCATCGTCCATACCTTATTTAGGCATGACCATTGGTGAAGGTTTGCACCTTGTCCGAGATACATAATTCGGGCATAGGCTTTGAGCGACATAGGGCGCAAGGGGAAATGTTCTATCTGTGTTTGTGCTGGTACGGCTATTACTCCTACACCAATTGCTATGGCAGTTGCGATACAGATTCTTTTTGTTCTACCCATGATAATTCTCTTATCTTCGGCGCGTGTACATCAGGGAAAGGCACGCCTCGGTTGGTTGCTATTGTTCGGGCTGGATTATAAAAGCGTTCGAGTTGTTCCATGCGGACGGTGATATAGGTATTTGGTGTGAGGTTGATTAGGTTCAATCGTTCCACGGGCGTTAAGCCACCATAGATACCTACATTTGCACTTTCAGGCGTTTGATATGAGTAAGTTAAACACTCCTGAATTACAGGGCAAGTAGCGCATATTTCAAGCGCTTCAGCGGTTTGGTATTGCCATAATCTGCGGTGAGCAGCGTCGGCAAATTCTGTGTCACCCATCGGGGCAAAGAAAATGTCAGGATCTATGGCAGGATCCTGACAATTCGGTTTGATATTAGCGTTCATAATCTTCTAACAATAGCGCAAGTTTGGTACCTAGCAATGCTGCGATAGTGGCAAGTAGGACAATTACCATGGCAAGTTACCTGCTGCAATCGCTACGGCTTGATCAATAATTTCACACTCACGAAAGGTTTGACCCTCGAAAGTTTTGCTAATCTCCTCGGATATATCCTTTTGAGCCGTTTCGTAGCCCTTTTGCCATGCGCTTGCTAGTGCTTGCTTCAGTGATTCAATCGTCACTTCTGCAAGTTCCTCGGTGATAGTTTGAGTCATTTTCTCTCTCCTTATGTATAGGTTTGATCTGATAGTAACAGGTAGTCAGGCGCGATTCAAGCGCCTATCTGGTTGTAAGTTGTTGGTTTATCCGCTTCGGGACGCGTCAACTATTAAGTTATGCTTGATAGTTAGACAAAATCTTAAAAAATGTCTAAACCACCACTGCATGCCACGGGCGGTTAACCCGTGGCACACCGTCGCGGTTTAGCGTGGGTAAACCAGATCTAGGCAGATCTGACTCATCTGGTCGGGTGACTTTCCTTTACAGGCGGTCGGCGTTGTCCATTGATTGAGGTAATACAAGGCTAAGCCGATCAACAGGGCGATAAATATCGCTCGCACAATTCTTCCGCGCCGTGTGATCATGCGACCGACTCACAATCACAA